CCTCCATTCCTTTGGGCCTCGCCCCCGGACGTCGGTTGCATCGTCGCGGGGGCGCTTATGTAAAGCGAGGTTAACAGTAAGGGGTCCGTGTGTCAACCCGGGTGAACGAAACGAGAGCTGTTCCGTGTGCGCACAAGGGATCTCGACCGGTCGACGTGAGTGGGACTCAACTCCTCGGCTCAAGGGCCGCACACCGCAGCGTTACCGCACATCCGACCCGTTCAGCACAATTACGCCCCGTGCCCAAGCTCTACAACCAGGCAGTACGCGACGTCTGTGGAGCGCTCCGACACGAGGGAGTAAGACCGAAAGAGATCGTGCGCCGGCTCAACAACGACGAAGCCGGACTTGGCTTCCCGGTTGAGATCAAAGAGCGCCGCGTCTACGAATACATCGAGGACTACAACGCCGAGCACGGCCCGCCCCCTGGGCCCGAGGACGAAGACCAGACGCTCGACTCGATGCGGCGGCTACGGCGCAGAGCTATAGCGCTAATCCAACGCGAGATCACCACGCTCGAGAAGCGACGCCCAGGCAAGCTCAGCGTCAAGGAGTCGCAGGCGCTCAAGGCTCACTTCGCCACCTTGGACGACATGGAGCGGCGGGAGGAAGCGGCGGAGAAGAGGCGCGGGAAAACGCCGGCCCGTCCAGCACCGAACGGCAATGGGAATGGGCAGAGCAAGGGGGCTGAGTCGGCGCTTGAGCGGGTGGCGCGGGAGCAGCGGGAACAGGAAGCACGGGACGGAAAGTAGGCGCAGCGGCTCTTTGGACCTCCGCGTGACGCGCGTGTTCGGGCGCGATTACTTCGCGTGAGGCTGGACGAGGTGTAGGCGTGGAGTACGAACCCTGCGAAACGCGAACCTCGCCAGCTTCAGCCCACAGCCCAGCACTCAGGCACGGGATCAGCACCATACGGACGAGTCATCGGTCACAGCGGACCAAGCACTTGGCTTGACAGCTAGCAATGCGCAGCTAGCGAGTCTGATCATCGACATGCCATGCCAGCCTGAGACCCAGACCCCCCGGCCACCCCTTCCGGCGGGCGCATGGGAACCCACGACCAGGTTCCCTACCACCCTCTCGTACAGGATTGCAGTCCCCCTGCATTCGTATGATCCGCAAATGCCGACCGCGAGCGACCGTGAGACGAGACGCGAGTCGCAGGCCGAGTGGAGGCGTCGCGCTATCCAGCGGGCCGGAACGAAGCCCTGTGAGTGTGGCTGTGGCGAGAGAATCCCGGCGGTTCGCAACGACGGTCGGACGCCTCGTCGGTTCGCATACGGGCACAGTGCGAGCCTGCGGCGTCGAACCGGCGAGACGAAGGTCGACTCAGCGGGGTATGTCGTCGAGTACGTGATCGATGACGAGAGCGGTCGAGCGGGCTGGCAAAGGCAGCACCGCTTGGCCTGGGAGCGGGCGAATGGACCGCTGCCACCAGGGGCGGCCATTCATCACAAGGATGGAGACAAGCAGAACAACGACATCCAAAATCTCGAGTTGGTTGGATTCGCCGACCACGCCGAGCGGCACTGGAGGCAGCGATGGAGCGGGCGGAAACCGGAGTGCTCGAACGTTGAGCATCTTCGAGCGCAGGCCGGTGATAAGCCCAATGCGGGTGTGACCCCAGAGCAAGTCGCTGAGATCCGCCGGCGGATTGCTGGAGGGGAGCGTCAGCAGGATGTTGCGGCCGACCTCAACCTCAACCTCTCCGCCGTTTCCCGAATCTGGACCGGCAAGACCTGGGCTTGTCGAATCTGCCGGGGGGAAGAGCCGCGCCGTGTCAGGCGCGCCCCAAAACGTCCGCCGCGCTCTGCCGAGCGCACGGAGAGGTTGATCCTCCGGGTCTCCCCGCTGGAGAAAGCTGCGATAGAGCGGGAAGCAGCCAGGGAAGGACTGACCATGAGCGACTTCGTCCGTCGTCGGGCGTGCGGTGCCCCACTGCACGCCCGGGGGCATGAGCGTCAGCCCGCTTCGTCGCCAGAATCCGCCGAGAAGGAGCGCGAACGGGCTAAGGAACAGGCCCTCGAAGCCCTCGCCGCCCTGAACTAGCGTTCCCGGCTAGGATCGCGCCGTTCCCTACCCGAGGAGGAGCGGTGAAGAAGCGGTTTGCGATGGCGGCGCTACTCGTCGCCCTGCTGGTGCCGGCGGCTGCGGAGGGCGGCGTTCGGCCACCGGGCGTGACGCGCGGGATCGCGGAACGAGAGGTGCGCTCGCTGCTTCAGAAGGAGCCGACCTGGCGCTATCGCGCCAACGGCTACATCGACTGCCGCTTCGGCAAGATCAATCGGACGCGCTGGGCCTGTCGGGTCGGCTGGTGGCGGGGCAACTACTGCCGCTTTGGCCGCGTCCAGGTCTACGGCTTCGTGCAGAACGGCGAACAGTGGTACGGGACGCGGGGGAAGCTGGCGCGCTGCGTCGCGCCGTAGTTCCATTCGGTGCCACTGCGAGTCTGCTGCTCGCGTTGTCCTGGAGTGGTATCTGGCTGATGCCTTCCCAAAGCGCACTGAAGGGCCGCCGGGGCTGAAGGGCGGCCCTTCGTCGTTCAGTACCAGTGCGGCGACTGCGCTTCCCAGAACGAGAGAGCCGCGCAGGGAGACCCGTAGCGCCCCTCGATGTAATCGAGGCCCCAGTTGATCTGCCGGGCCGGTTCTCCGAGGTTGAAGACGTGGCCGTGACCAAGTGCCTGCGGGATGCCGGCGGCGCCTGACGACGGGTTGACCGCCTCGTCGTTCCAGTTCGACTCCCCCGTCCACAGCCGCTCAAGGCAGGGCCACTGGCCGAGCTCGCCGCGCTCGCGGAGCTTGAAGCGCCCGAGACGTCGATTGCACGTCGGCGAGCCGCACAACATGCGTTTTCGAGCGAGGCGGCGGCCCTTGACGAGGCGACGCTCAGTTCTCCGCATCCCGCGAACGGTGCGGCGGTTCGGGGCGCAGCTCTCGAGCCACTTCAGCTTCGCCTTGCTGCCGATCTCGTCGTCCCAGGGGAGGTAGACGTGCCGGGCCTCAGCCCTGAAGTGGGCGACGGTGCAGGGTGAGATCGGTCCTTGCTTGGCGCTGACCGGCGGGCTGGCCACGAGAAGGGTGGCGAGAGCGCCGGCGACGATGAATCTCCTCATGGAGATCGTCTCCTTTCGCTTTTGAGGAGCTCAGCGGGCCGTTTGGGCTAGGGCTGAGCGGTAGGGCGTAAATCGCTCCTTTGGCGTTGCGACTTGCCCTGACCGTATTGTGCTTAGGAGACGGTAAACGGCATGGCGACGCAGACCCCGATCAGCAAAAGCGACCTAGAGGCCATCCGGCAGCGCGTCCGCGCCGATACGCCGTTCTGGGCGGAGAGCTTCGGCAAGATCGTCGACAAGATGAGCGGGCGGCTGATCCCGTTCCTCTTCAACCCGGCTCAGATGGAGCTAGATCGCCTGCTGGAGAAACAACGCGCCGACGGGAAACCTGGCCGCGCCGTGGTTCTGAAGGCCCGACAGGTCGGGATGAGCACCGGGACCCAGGGAAAGCTGGTCCACCGGGCCACCCTCAACGAGCGCTACGACACCGTGACGGTCGCTCACGACCGCGAGACCGGGGGAAAGCTCTACCGGATGGCCGAGACCCTCTATCGGAACCTTCCTGAGGACCCCGAGCTGAAGCCAAAGCTCGGGAAGTACCGCCGCCAGAAGGAAATGCACTTTGCCGGCGACGTGCAATGGCAGCACGAGAACCCGTTCCCCGACTCGCGCTACCTCGTTGACACCGCTGGCGAGTTCCAGGCCGGCCGCGGCGGCACCTATCGAGGCATTCACGCCTCCGAGGTCGCTTTCTGGGACCAGATCGGCGTCAAGCTCACGGCGCTGAAAGCGGCGGTGCCGCGCGAGCCCGACACGATGATCGTTCTGGAGTCGACCGCTAACGGCTTCAACGAGTTCAAGGACATCTGGGACGACGCTGCTGAGGGCAGGAGCGGCTACATCGCCTTCTTCTGGCCGTGGTGGAAGCAGGCCGAGTACGTGATGCCCTTCGCGAGCGATTCAGAGCGCGAACGCTTCACCGTCGGCGACCCAAACCACCCCTACGCCGAGGAAGAGCCCGATCTAGTCAAGCATCACGGCCTCACCCTTGAGCAACTGAACTGGCGGCGGCAGACCATCGCCGACGAGAGCAACGGAGACATCCGAAACTTCCATCAGGAGTACCCCTCGACTCCCGAGGAGGCGTTCATTGCGACTGGTCAGAAGGTCTTCGACCCGTATCGCGTCGCCCAGCTCCAAGTCAAGGTCGAACTGACCGACCCGAGGGCTCCGACTGCGGAGAATCCGGGCCCTCTGATGGGCGATTTGGCGGTCGCGAGCACCGAAACGGTGCCCTCTCGCAACGGAGGGACGATTGAGGTCCCGAAATCGGCCCTCTGGACGCCCAGAACGCCCGGGATTGCCAACCCGAACCCCCCCTGGAGGCTCTGGCTGCCGGAAAACGAGGTCTCCAACGGTGCCCCGAGCCCCTCCAGCGAGTACATCGTCTCGGCCGACGTCTCCGGTGGCCTCACCGAGACCACCTTGGAGCCCGATTACCACGCGGTTCAGGTCATCGACCACAAGACCGGCGAGCAAGTGGCTGAGTATCGGTCCCGAATCGACGTCGACCTGCTCGCAGAGCAGGCGATGCTCGCCGCCCTGTTCTTCAACCAGGCCTACGTCGTTGTCGAGCGGACGGGATCCTGGGGGCAGCCGGTCCTCCGAATCCTCTACTTCGACTACCACTACCCCTTCCTGTACCGCTCAAAGCGGGTCGGGAACGCCAACGAGAAGACCGAGCAGCGCCTTGGCTGGGACACCAACGTCCGAACGAAGCCCATCCTGGTCGCCGGGATGGCTGAGCTCCTCCGGATCGAGGAGGACGGGATCAAGTCACGGACGTTGGCCGGCGAGGTCCGGACCTACACCCGCAACGAGAAAGGCGGCACCGAAGCCGAGCCGGGGCGCTACGACGACTGCCTGATGGCCTACATGATTGGCAAGCATGTCGCGCGCGAGCTGCCCTTGAAAGCCGCCGCGCTTGCTGGCGGTTCGCCGGGGGGCGGGTTCTCGGCACCCACCGGTGGTGTTGGCGCTTACGACGGCCGCTACCGCTGAGGCGTCCGGTTCATCGTTCAGGCTGCGCGGGCGTTTACCAACTAGTAAACGCCCAACGCCATGCCGCTCGGTCTCATCATCCCCCGCTCAGCCGCCGAAACCCGGCGCTACTACAAGTGCTTCTGCGGCAAGGCGTTTCCGCTCGACCGGAAAAGCCAGTTCGTGCGGCACGCCCAGAGCTGTACGAAGAAGCACGGGGACGAGATCGAGGAGCAGGCCGAGCGCCGCAAGAACAACGGCTTCCTCTCGCCGAGCGACAAGGAGCTGTACGACCACATCAGGAGGGGCGGATCGTGATCTGGCACGCTCGCGAGTGGCTTCTTCGTAACGGACTTGGAGGGTTGCGCCTTGCCTAACAAACCGACTATCGGCCAAATCGTCATCTATCGCTTGCGAACGGAGCCATATGACCTCCCAGCGATCATCTCCGCGGCCGAGGACACGCTCGACCCAAAGAGCGTCGAGCTAGGTCATGTGCCGCCCTTGACCGGCTGCAACTCCGTCCACCTAACCGTCTTCACCTGTGGCAAGCAGCGCAGGCTGGGGAATGTGGTCAACGACGAGGTGGCCGGCGGCAGCTACCAAGAGTTTGACGTTCCGCAAGCCGAGGAACCGGACATCGACGAACCGGCGCCGGGGACCTGGCGTTGGCCGGAGTGCGGCTAATGCGTCGCGACTTCAACGTTCTCAAGGATGAGGGCGGATTCGAGGCTGGAGACGAGTACGCGGCCTCCAAGGCCACTGCCCTAGCGCAGCTAGCCGACGCTCCAACCATCGAGAAGTTCGTCCAGGCCATCGCCATGATGGAGATGGTTGGGGGCCAGTTCTACTGCCAAGCCGTCCGCGCCAAGTTCGACGCCGACAACCAACTGATCCCCGACGAGCGCGCGAAAGACACGCCGGGGCGCTGGCAGACGGTCGGCTACGTCTTCCGCTTCGAGACCTTCGACGCGGGCGTGATGGCCCAGTGCGGGAAGGCGTTCGTAGTCCCCGGCCCCATTGAGGTCAAGACGCACGATGGGGCCGAGCTGGCGAACAACGCCGCGATTGCGGATGGACTCGAGCCGGACGAACGCGAGGCACAGCCCGAGCCGGAGCCGGCCTCAGCGGAGTAGCGGATGGCAATCGCTACCGAACATGACCTCACCGATGAGCAGAAGCGTCTGCTCCACATGGTGCGGTCGAAATGGGAGGCAGCGGACAAGCTGCACGCTCAGTACCGCCCGCGCTGGGACTCCTTCTACGGACTCTCGCGCAACTACCGGAACCTGAGGGCATCCCACGCGCAGGCCCAGAGCCAGCGGGATCGCGACATCGTTCTCGAGGAAGGGAGGCGCGAGTTCGGGACCGAGCTGTTCATCCCCTACTGCTTCACGGTGATCGAGACCAACGTCCCGCGCATCTTCGCGAGCTCCCCGGCGATGAGCGTGCTTCCGTTAGACGAAGCGGCACAGGAGTCTTGCCCCCGCCTGAAGCATCTCTACAAGCGGGATGCCGACAAGATCGACTTCGAGACGACGCTTCAGGAAGTGATCCGCTCGGGACTGCGCTACGGCCTTGGCGTGATGAAGACCTACTGGGGCGAGGATCATCGGCTGCGCCCCTCCGTGAAGTCCCGCCTTCTCGGTATGGGCTCACGCACCGAGCTTGAGCGCGTGTGCATCCATGCTGGTCCTCAGGCGGAGGCGGTTGACATCTATGACCTCCGCTGGGACCCGGCCGCGAAGAGCATCCGTAGATGCGGCTACCTGATCCATCGTACCTGGCTCTCTACGAGCGAGGTAGCCGATCGCGTGAAGGAAGGTCGCGAGCGTCGGGCAAGGGGGGAGACGGGGGGGTGGTTCGACCTCGATCTGGAGAAGGTGAAGGGCCTGAGCTCCGAAGCGGCTTGGGGAGAGGTCCGGGCCGGCAGGATGGAGGCCGCCGGCATAGCGAGCTTCGACACCTCAGGCGAGGACAAGCACGAGGTTTGGGAGTACCACGACGGCGAGAACGTCTACACGGTGCTGGATCGCTGCTTGCTCGTTCAGGCCGCTCGAAACCCCTATTACCACTGCGAACTTCCGTTCCAGGCCTACCGACCCACCATCGTCGAGCACGAGTTCGTGGGCATGGGCGAGGTCGAGCCGGCAGCTCACCTCCAGTACGAGCTGAACCTGCTCCGAGGTCAGCGACGTGACGCCGCCAGTCTGGCTCTCAACCGCGGCTACTTCTACCAAGTTGGGATGCTCGACCCGGCCAAAATGGTCACCGGGGTTGGCGTCTTCAACCCCGTCTTCGGCAACCCGTCGGAGATTGTCCAGCCGATGCCCTTTCAGGACCTCCCGCAGTCGAGCGTGCTGGAGGAGGAGGCGCTCAAGGCCGACATCGAACTGACCAGCGCCATGTCGGAATCCGCCATAGGTTCGGGCGGCGAGTCAACGGCAACGGGGACTCAGCTCGTCCAGGCGGCCGCGAATCTACGGGTCCGCCAGAAGACGAAGAACGCGCTTAAGCAGCTCGTGAAACCGGCGGGGGACCAGTGGCTGGAGATGTACCGCCAGCACATTCACGCCGACGCTGAAGAACCCGAGCGCTCCGTGCGAGTCGAAGACAAACAGGCCGAGCAAGGCTACGCCTTCATCAACGTCACCCCCGAGGATGTTCAGGCGAACGTCGAGGTCTTCCCCGACGACAGCTCGATGGAGCCGGACAACTCGCAGCAGAAACGAGCCGACGCCCGGGAACTGGCGGTTGCTCTCGCCCCGTTCTCGGAAAAGATCGACACCGGGGCACTTATCAAGTACCTGCTCGTCCAGTACGGGATCGAAACGCCCGACGAGTGGATCATCCACGGGGCCGAGCCGGAGCAGATCGTAAACGCCATCGCTCAGACGATGGTCGAGGCCGAGTTCCCCGAAGAGATCGTCACCGA